CTATCAAATTTATTCCCATGGTTGAAAAAGGTGAAATGAAATTAGAAATTGGTGGGGAAGGTGAAACAGTGGTAGCTGGAAAAATTCAAAACCAAATGAAAGGAAGAGGTACATTAAAAAGCTACAGTAAAGATAAAAAAGTAGCATTAAAAGAATCTAACCTCATAAAAAAATCTGAATTAAAACAACTTATTAAAGAAGAAATTAGAAATTTAATTAAATAAATGAATAACAATTCGGTTCTAAAAAAAGAATTTAAACAACGTGATGTTGAACGTTTACGAAACCTTGTAAAAGGAAAACATGGTGAACGTACAACTTTAGGTATTGGTTATCAAAAACCACAAGAATTTCATTCTGAAGGTGATGTTTGGGAGGAAGATGGTCGTACTTGGACTATTAAAAATGGTTTAAAACAAAACATTACTAAATTGGATAAAGCAAAACAAGGTATAGTATTGCCTTTATTTTGTCCTACTTGTTCTCGTACAATGAAGCCTCATTTAGATAAAAAATGGTTTGTAATGTATGGATACTGTTTTGATTGTCAAGTAGATTTTGAGGCTCAACTTAAAAAACAAGGTAAATTAGAAGAATTTGAAAAACAAACAATAAATGACCATTTAGAAGGAACCATGGTAGACTTTGAAATTTGGTTTGATGAACTGATTAATACAAAAGACCAATTTATTACAGAGGCGGGTGATATTGAAAAATGGGATGGTTCTGGTAAAACACAGTTGTTAAAATATAAACAAGAAGCATTAGAATATTTAAAACAACAAAAAAAGAAATAAAATGGAAACAATGATTACGGCAATATTAGTGGCATTTATTACAGCAGTGTTGGGACCTGTAATAATTGAGTTTGTTAAAAATTTCTTTAATAAAAAATCAAATATTTCTCCTATGAAAGAAGCCATTGATTTAAATAAAGCAGTTGATGATCAAATTGAAATTCTATTAGATGAATTAGAATGTGATAGAATTTGGATTTCCCAATTTCATAATGGTGGGCATTTTTATCCAACAGGAAAATCAATCCAGAAATTTTCTCTATTTTATGAAAAAGTTTCAGATCACACTGATTCTATCCAACACACTTTACAAAATATTCCTGTATCATTATTTCCAAAAGCACTATCGGAATTATACAAAAATGGAGAAATAAAAATTGTAGATTTTGAAACAGATGAATTACATGGTTTAGAGGTATTTGGTAAAGAATATAGTTGCCAATCTCTCTATTTACTTGAAATTGATGATTTAAATGGACATTTTATAGGTATAATGGGTATTTCATATAATAAAGAAAAATATTCATTTACTAAAGAAGATTGGATATTTATAAGGAATAAAGTAGGAGCTATAGGTTCATTATTAACCAATTATTTAAATAAAAAATGAAAGATATACAACATATAAAAGAATTTTTTTCAAAACCTATAAATGAAGGAAGATATGATTCATTAACTAGAACTGTTGTAAAAGATATTTTAAATGATTGGAAAGATCAATTTGATGGTGAACAGGGAAAATTAGAATTTGAAGAAGATTATGAAATGTTTAATTCTAAAGGTCAACCTATTAACTTTGAACTTTATGCTGTTTTAAACGTTAAAAAAACTAAAGATAATGTTTATAAAGTTGATGGAGGAGCTGATCCTACTAGGGAAGGTTCCGCTTATTTAGAAGTTAGATTCCAAGTTGACCCTGATGATTTACCACAAAAATGGGAAGAAATTTATATGGATTTAACAGATGTTGTAAGACATGAAATAGAACATATGACTCAAAAAGGTTCCCAAGTAATTCCATCCAAAGAAATGGAAGATGATGAAATGTTGAGAAACCTAATAAATTTAAAAATACTCCCTAAATCAGACTATTTTAAATTAGAAATGGAAATAGATGCTATGTTGCAAGGCATGTACTTAAAAGCTAAAAAAACAAAAACCCCTTTTATTCAAGTGATAAATGATTACTTTGATAAAGTAAAATTATCAAAAAATCAAAGAAAAGACATTTTAGATCTTTGGAAACAAAGAGCAAAAGCATTATCTTTACCCTTAAACGAAAACCAACCCCAATCAAACATGGAACCAAACACAGTATTTAAAATTTATGATTTTTTAAAATCAAAATTAGGACAAGAATTTACCTCCGAATTTCCCATTAAATCAAACTTTTTCTTTCAGTTAAACGACTATTTAAAAGGAATGAATGAAAATATGACTACAGTTTATGAAGCTAAAAAAGAAGATCCTGTAGATACCATTACAATGGATATTCCTCTATTCCTTAGAATGTTAGAATATTCAAGAGAAGATGCTTCTGAAGACATGGACTTACATGATGTAACTGAAAAGGCAAATAAATTAGGTAAAGAAAGAGGTATTTTATCTATGGAAGACTATGAAGAAATTGTAGGTAAGGAAAAAGATACTTTACAAGAAACAATTCTTAGTATTTTAAAATCTAAAAAATTCTTTTCCAAAAAATAACATATTTATAATAAATTAAAAACATGAAAAATTTTGACTTAAAAAAATTTATAACTGAAAACAAAGCTACCTTTTATTCTTCATTAAATGAAGATAAAACTACCTCTATTGGAAAATCTTTTTTCATAACCAAAGGAGATGAAAGTATGGGTATATCTCCTGGTAAGTATACAATAGTAAAATCTTATGTAGAAGATGATGAAAATGTTTATGATATAAAAGATCAAAAAGGAAAAACAATTACAGTAACCCAAGATTATGTGCAAGGAAAAGGTTATTGGAAAAATTCCCCACTAGCCACCAAAGATTTATCACTTAAAGAATCCAAACTACGCTCCAAAATTAGAGAAATGGTTTTAGCAGAAATGGAAAATTTTAACATAAATGATGAAACATCAGAAGTTGATTTTTTAGCTGAAACCCATTTAGGTGAGTTTGGTTATATAAATGAAATAGAAGTAGGAGATAAAGTAAAAGCATCTAAAGAATATGGTGGACTATCAGGTATAGTAGTAGATATTAGAGGTTCTTTTATTGTTGTTAAAACAAAAGAAGGAAATGAATCATATCATGAATCTGATTTAAAGGTATTAAATAAAGAATCTAAACTACGCTCTAAAATTAGAGAAATGGTTTTAGCAGAAATGGAAAACTTTAATATAAATGATGAAACATCAGAATATGATTTTTTAGCTGAATTAGAAGGAATGTTAGATGAAAAAGAATTAAATCAAAAACCTTCCAAAAAAGATAAAGAAACAGAAGCAGCAGATGATGTAACAGTAGATGATACAGAAGATGTTGAAATAGAAGATACAGAAATAGATACTAGTGAAGTAGATCCTACTGTAAAGGCAGTACAAGATGCTTTAACTCAAGCACAAGCCGCTTCACAAAAATTAGGAGATGAAAAATTATCAAACCAAATAGGAAATACTATTACTTATTTTACTAGGGCCCATATTTCAAAACCAAATACCTTGAAGGAATTATATGATTTCTGAAAACCTAACTAAGGCTCAATTAGAAAAAAGAGAGCAATATTTAAAAACTCTCAAAAAACAAAAATCCCAATTAGTAAAAAGATATGGGAAAGATGCTGAATCTGTTATGTATGGAAGAGCAACAAATATGGCAAAAAATGCAGTAGAAACAATGAATAATCAAAATCTAAAAGAACTAGTTAGAAAATCTTTAATGAAAGAATCCGATGTTGAGGTAAGAGCCGATAAAATTGGAGGAGAACAACAACTATCTCAAGTATTTTCTCTTTTGGATGAACTTGAAAAATTGCTTAAAAGGCATGATTGGTATTATATGATGTCTGATGATAACAGAATTTATGATCAAGGGGAAACAATTAAACAACAAGTTTTAGGTTTAATGAGAAAACTTAAAAACCTTGGTTACCATCAAGATGCCAAAAACTTATATAATCAATATGCTCCTTCAAATATGGCTCTAAAAGAAACCAGTAAATTTTCTAAACAATACGATGATAATCCTTCCTTAAAAGGAGGTCAAAAGAAATTACCTGATGCTTTGCAAAAATCCATTATTAAAAAATCCCAAGTTGATGAAGATATTGATTTAGGCCATCAAGATAACGAACCACATCATATTAAATCCGAATTATATAAAATAGGAAAATATGCTATGGAGCTTTACCAAACAATGGATGAACTTGAAGGTAAAGGAGAAATAGATTTGCCTGCTTGGTGGCAATCAAAAATTACAAAAGCATGTTCAATGATTAGTAGTGCTAAACATTATCTTGAATTTGAAATTAAAGAACCTCAAATTGATAATATGGTAAATTCATTAACTAATGAAAATACTTTTCCATTATCTAAAATAAATTCAAGTAAGTTGGCTGAAACTATATCAAATAAGTTAAAAAATAATGACTAAAAACGAACTAAGGGAAAAAATTAAGTCTATTGTAAAGCAAATTTACAAACCTGAAACATTATCTGGTGATGGTGGTAATGAAATTTCTTTAGATGCACCAAAATTCCCCGTTTTAGAAAAATTTCCTGAATTAAAAAAAATCCTCATAGATTTACTTACAAACCAATATGAAATATTTGTAACCGATATACAGTGGGTAGCTCCTCGTCCAACTACTTTTAGAATTGTCTTAGCAAATAGTGAAACATTTATTTTAACTTATACTCCTAGAAGCTGGATTACAACTATTGAAGGTAAAAAATATTATTTATTAAACATAAGTGAAGAACAACAAGCGGCCCAATCAATAGCAAGAATATTATCTTATGGCATACAAGAGGAAACCACACCAGAAGAAGGATCAGCAGAAGGAGCCCAAACAGGCGGAACTGAAGAATCCCCCGAAGAAGTAGCTCCTGAAGAGGAAGAAGAAGCATAAATTATGGATACATTAGATTTATTTTTTAAAAAGTATAATTATAAATTTGAAAAAGGATATCCTGACATGACCAATGATCAGGATATTTTGTTATTAGAATCAATATTAAAGCAATTTAATGTTGATATAAATTTACAAGAAGTGAAAAAACCATTTGAATTCTTAAGTCCTTTAGCCCAAAAAGTAGGCCAACAGTTAATGGATGCTTTTAATATACCAAAAGATAATATAAGATCATCTACAAAAAATAGAATAGTATTACTTTTAGATATACCAAGACCACAAGTTTTTCAAACATTAGAAGATTTAGGATTCAAAAAAAGTATAATGATTCCTGGTTCTTCTGCTGGTGGTTATATAACTCCTGAAGGTATCGAAATAATACACAAATCAAAATCTTTAACAGCAATGGGAGGAGCAGGAGTTGAAAATGAAAACATATTTGTAGATACAATAAATAATTATACAGACCAATCAGATTCAGAAATAACCATTGAGATAAAATCAACAAATGGTAAAAAACTAACTTTTAATAATGTAAGTAAAGCCAATCATGTAGGAAAAGAAGGAGAAAGTAAAGGATGGAAAGGAGATGCTCAAATAGTTTCTGGTGGAAACACAATTGCCATCTCTATTAAAAAAGATGGAACTTTTAGATGGGAAAGTGCTATGACACGTTTTGAAGATTTTGTAAAAACTTTTTTAACTAAAGCATATGATGGTGAAATTTCCAATTTAGAACTAAATCCTGATCCTGAAAATCCTAAAGTTTTACAAATGTGGAATCCTAACAATGATAAACCTTATGGAAGAATATTTGTTACTGATGTTCCTGGATTAACTGATGAACAAACCCTTAAAAGTATTGCTTTTGGAAAAGATAATGCTATTATTATCCAAAAAACTTTTACAGAAAATGATTTCAAATTCAATGAAAATACCAATATTTTGAATATAACGGTTTCAAATATAATAGAGTCACTAGATGATTTTGAAGAAGAAGATTTACCCATACTAGAATTTGAAAGAAATGCCTCAAAAGCAACCAAACTAGAAGGTCCCTTTGGTAGAGGAATTATATTAAGAATATCTCCTAAAGGAAGAGCATTAAACTCAAGTTCTAAAGCAAACAATTTAATACTATCATACAATGATATAATGTCTTAATACTTATAATCATGAACCTAAAACAACTAATATCAGAAATATTAATAAATAAAGGTATAATCAATGAATCCGATTGTAATTGTGGTCCTATTAAACGTAATAAAGCACCTATATTAAATGAGGGTCTAGCCTCGCGTGAGATATTGTCTGAGGGATTACAATATCATATAGACAACAATAAACCGCTTATAGAACAAACTTATCGCGCTGGTTCAACCAATTATTTTAATTTATGGGCTGAGGCAAGAGCTTTATATACTCGTGGAATATTGGATTTTTTTGGTGATGATTTAACTATTTTAACTGAAACCCATTTAGGTGAGTTTGGTTTATATGAGGGTAAAAAAGTTCCATTGGATTTTCCTATGGAAGAAAAAAATAAATATTCTTCAATATTAGAGGATATAACAATTTTTGGTAAAATATATGAAAATGTAAACATAGAAAATTCATATTCTTTGGATGATATTGAATCTGATGGCGTAAGTAATAGTTTCATTTTTACTGATAAACATGGTATAAAACGAAAATTATCATTTTTTAAGGGAAATAGTATTAAATTGTTATGGTTAGATCCTTCAACCCAAAAGTGGAGTACGGAAAAAATCCCAAGCAAATACGAGGATGATAAAGTAATGAATACTTTTGGTAAAATATTAATTAAAATAATATTACCAAAATATGGTTCATTTGCATTTAAAGCTTTAAATGCTGCCCGTTATCGTTTATTTAGGGCTTTAATATATAATAGCTTAGATACTTCAAGATATGATATGGATTTTAATGATGAAACCATGGAAATTGAAGTCCGTAATAAAAATATAAATGAAACCAAAAAACCCAAGAAAAAAGACCCTCCATTAAATAAACCAAAACGAGGCGGTGCAAAAAAGTTTTATGTATATGTAAGAGATCCTAAAACCAAAAATATTAAAAAAGTTAGTTTTGGTCAAGCAGGTATGTCTGCTAAAATTAACGACCCTAAAGCACGTAGGGCGTTTGCCAAAAGACATAAATGTGGTACTGGAGAACCAAAAACTAGTGCTAAATATTGGTCATGTAGGCTTCCAAGGTACTCATCTTTATTAGGTTTAAAATCAAACTTTACAGGATTTTGGTAATGATTAAATTCACCGACATATTAAACGAAATTCTTGAAGAAGAAAAAAAGAAAGCAGATCGTTGTAAACGTATTGCTGACCGTAAATTTGATAAACCTTCTGCTTACAAGTCCGGTGCTATTATAAGATGCAGGCAAGGTGATATTTGGAAAGATTTAAAAGAAGATGAATCCCTCCATAAATGGTTTAAACGTTCTGGTCCAAAAGGTAAAGAAGGTGGTTGGGTAGATTGTAATGCTCCTGACGGTAAAGGAGGTTATAAAGCTTGTGGTAGAAAAGAAGGTGAAAAACGCTCAAAATACCCTTCTTGTAGACCAACTCCATCAGGATGTAAAACAAAAGGTAAAGGCAAAACATGGGGGAAAACAAAATGATAAAACTTATAAGCATATTATCTGAAGTTAAAAAAGTTAAAGAAACCTTTGAAGAATTTGCAAATATCAGAGGTAAAGGTGCTGCTAAAATAGCTGAAAATGCAGAAAAGAAAGGTGGTTTAGCACTTTTAACTTGGCATCATTTTAAAGTTAAAGGTCCCTATTATAAAAAAGCAAACGAAGGTAAACTTGACTTAGAAAAAGCAAAAGCAGAATTTGAACAAACCTATAAAAAAATCTCTTTAGATATGACTCAAATCGAATTTCAAAGAGAAGTTGGACGATTAGAGGTATTAGGTGAACTTTTAATTAGAAATAAGAAGTAATATGTTAAACGAAAATATACCCTATTTTAAGTGTTTAATAAGACGTTCACACTATACCCACAGTCCTAAAGATGAGAACGTATTTGATAATGCGTATGCATTTGGGATTCAATCTATAACAGGTAAAGTCTTAACATTCCATATTATGACAGATTTTGGAATGGTAAGAAGCAGAGTACCTATTTCGGAACTTTTTATAAGAAAACCCTCTAAAGATATACCATTTTATTTTAAACAACTGTGGGATTGTTTTAGTGAAAACGTATCTGTTACAAAATATTCATTTCTAGTAGAAAAAAGATGCCAGGTTGTCTTAAGGGATAAAACTAAAGTATGGGCAACATACCTATTTACTGTGGATTGGTACAACAACTCCTATTCTGACGAGCCTAGCGATTATAAAGCAGGGCATGTATTAGTAGCCGACGAAGGATATTTACTGTGTATGCCTAACAATCGAATCTACTGGAGAGACTCGAACTGGGTTACAGTAAAATTTCCTCTGGATGTTAAGAATATAAAGGCAGATAAACATTTAGAATCAGTAGAATCTATAGCAGATAAATGGGTAACTGAGGATACAGACTCTTATTACTATGATATAAACGAAGAAATCTCTAGCCTAAAAACTACTACCTAAAGGTTTATTATGAGACCATACATTAATTTAGAAACCACAGAATCTTATATTGTTCGTGAATTTAACGAAAATATAGATCCTACTGAACTTCTTTGGCATAGGGATTTAAATAATAGAAAAATAACAGTACTAGAGGGGGAAGGTTGGTATTTTCAAAGAGACAATGAATTGCCCTTTGAATTGAAAAAAGGAATTTCAATACTTATACCTGAATTACAATGGCATAGAATAATAAAAGGTAATACAACTTTAAAAATAAAAATACAAGAATGAAAGATAACTTTAAAAATAAAAATACAAGAATGAAAGATAACTTTGATATTAGAGTTTATAGATATAAACAAATGCTTTTAGAGGCCGAAGAAGAAGCCAAAACTGAACAAGTTGTAGATGATTTAAAAGATGAAATGTCTGATGTTTTAAAATCTCTAGAAACTGAATTAGAAAAAGCCTCAAAAACCACCAATGAAGGTGCTTTAACTACAGCTAGTATTGTAATAGCACTTCCTGCTGTTATGGGATTGATTGCTAAATTTGGTAAAGCAGCAGGTAACATAGTTAATAAAATATTAGGTAAAAAACCAAATGATGGTAGTGATTATCAACAATGGATGAATAAATTAGCAAAAATTGCTGATGAATTACATCATTTATATATGATTCCAATTGAAGGTATTGTTAAAAAATTTGTTAAAGACCCTAAAAAAGCCCATTCTGTGGCAAATGGAATATTTCATATAATAGTTGCTACTTTCTTGATTGTTTCTGGGGTAACTGCTGTTAAAGCATTTCAAGTAAAAAATGTATCTTTGGCTACTTTAGAAGGGGCTTTAAGTGCTATTAAAGGAGGTGAAATTAAAAACTTCATTTCTAAATTAATGGCTTAATTTTATAGGCGGATTCATAGCCCGTCGATTATAAAAAATTTAAAATTTTGATAGCTGTGGCATCACTTTATGTTGGATGTCACAGCTTTTTTTATTATATTAAATATTAAACATATGAAAAATAAAATTTTAATTGTAGGGGCAGGAGTTGCAGGTATAAATGCAGCTACTAAACTTGTAAAAGAAGGATATCCTGGAAAATTAATTACTATAATTGATGTAGGAAAAGATCCATATAACAGACCCAAAGAAGAAGTAATGAGGGGTTTTTCCGGATGTGGACTATTCTCAGATGGCAAATGGGTTTATCTCCATAATACAATCGGAGGTCAATTAGCAAAATATACTGGAGAAGAAAAAGCAGATAAACTCTTAGAAGATGCTTGGTCTTATATTGTAGAATTTCACCCTGAACCAGATAAAATTATGTTTTCTAATCCTGTTAAAGAACCAGATTTTATTAAACCATATTTTAATTTAAGAATGGCTCCTACGTACCATATTGGGACCAACTATTTGCATGATATGGGAAAAAAATGGTATGATTGGTTAGTTGAAAAAGAAATTCATTTTGAATGGGAAACTGAAATATACGATATTGATTTTGATGCTCAATTTGTTAGAGGAAAAGATAAATTTGGACAAGAAATTAGGGCAAGTTTTGATAAACTAATTTATGGAACAGGAAAATCAGGAATTGATTTAACTCAAAAACTAATTGACAAATATAATTTAGAAAAAGAACCTAAATCGGTACAATTGGGGGTTAGGATGGAATTACCACAAAAATACATGCAACCAATTGTTGATGTTTCATATGACTTTAAGCTATACCAAAGACCAGATAGCACTGTTTCCCTTCGTAGTTTTTGTTCAAATAATTTAGCTGCATATGTGGCTGAAGAAACCACTTATGGAATGAAGTCTTATAATGGTCATTCTTATAAACAAGAAAATATGGTTAATAACATGACCAATTTTGGTATTATAATGGAAATTAAAGGAATAGATAATCCATTTGATTTTCAAAAACAAGTAGTGTCTGAATGTCAAATTGGTGGAAAAGGTTTATATTATTCCCCAAACTATACTCGTGAACCTTCTTTGAGTGCTGAAGGAAAACAAATGGATATAGTTCAATTGGATAACTTAGATATTTTTCATAAAGCATATGGTAAATACGCTCAATATATTATTAATTATATTGAGGATTTAAATAAAGTATTTAATTTTGGGGATGATTGGGGAATTTATATTCCTGAGGTAAAATTTTTGAGTGAAGAAGTTCTTGTATACTATGATAATTTAGCTTTAGTTGATTATCCTGATATTCATTTTGTTGGAGACAGTTTATCTTCAAGAGGAATAGCTGTATCTGCTGCCCAAGGAGTATATGTTGCTGAAGGAATTTTAAAACAAGAAAATTGGGATAGATTACATTTGTAATCATATTTATTGACATGAAATTAATTCAATTACGTCAAATAATTAAAGAAGAAGTAAATAATCTATTATTAGAAAGATTTTTAAATTTATTTAAAAAAGAACAAATCCAACCTTATATTCAAGATATTTGGAATATAATGCAACGTACTTATGAACCTATAGGAGGATTTAAAACAGCTGATTCTCCTGAAGAACTTTTAGATAAAATAGGATTTGCTAAACTAGTAAGAAAAGACAACAAAATAATTGCAGCCTTACTATATTCAGACAAATATGGTAGGAAAGCAGTAGCAGGAGGTTCAGATGGTACACCTGAAGGTGTAAAAGCAGTAAAACAAATCTTTATGGAGGATATTAAATTTGATAGATCTTGGGGGGAGTTTTCAGGTAAAACAGAATATCTTTTATTAAAATATGGTGGTGTGCCTATTCCAAATGATTTTGCTGAGGAAATTCTAGGTAAAGAAATCATATCAAAAAACAAAGATGGATTCCATTATACTAGAATGATAGGAGGAAAACCATTTGAAAAAATATTAATAGGTAATCCTAAAAGATAAATTTTCCATATATTTATACCAGAACACAAAAACACAACAATTATGAAACTAACACAACTAAGACAAATTATTAAAGAAGAAATCTCTAAAGCATTAAAAGAAAACCAAGACTCTAATGTAAAAAATTTACTTCAAAAAACAAAATACCAATTGTATAATATCCTCCCTGAGGATGTACAAGAAAGCTTAGAAGAAAATTTAGACGAAGACCAACTATCAGAATTTAAAGAAGGAAACTTTACTATTGATAAAGATAGTTTTGGATTTGATTCAATTGCCTGGGATGACATGGGGATAGCTATGTCTTTTAGCAAAAAATTTGATAAAGAAACTAAAAGTGAACTAGAAGATGAAGCGACTTTTTTTAAATTAAAAATTGATGGACAAAATATTGAAGGAATGTTATTTTCATTCTAATTAAAATTTAATTTATAAATTAAGGCTTGGCTTCCCAAGCCTTTTTTCGTATATTAATGGAGTAATGAGAAACACAAACCATATACTAGTAATTCATGGTTTTAATAGTGGGAAAGGAAGTAAATCTGATATTTTAGAAAAAGCATTTCCCAATTGTCAAATTCATTCCCCACAACTACAAAATGATCCTGTAAACGATTTAATCATTTTACAAAATTATTTAAATAAATATTCTGATATTCATGTTGTAGGTACTTCTTTAGGTGGTTTTTATGGATTGTATTTGGCTCTAATAAACCAACATAGAGATGATTTATCTTTTTATTTAATTAATCCTTCTTACACCCCTTATGATTATTTTGCTGGAAAATTAAATCAAACTTTTAAAAACTATAAAACCAATACCGAATTTGTTGTGGATGAGTATTTTGTAAATCAACTTAAAAATTTTCAAAACTACATTCATGAACAAATGAAAAATATTGTTTATAATATTTACTGGTTTTTTGGAACAAAAGATACTGAATTAGATTATCAACCATTGAAAAATGTTTTATATTCATTTAATAAACCTGTAAATATATTTGAATCCGAACAAGACCATAGACATGAGGATTTAACTCAAGTAATTGAACAAATTAAACAAAATTCAATAATTTAAAATAATATGGAAAAGTATAATCCAAGTAAAAAAGTAACCACAAAAGACGGAACAATTATGTGGGTTTGGGAAGGAAAACTTCATAATATTGAAGAACCCGCTGTTATCCATCCAAATGGAAGAAAAGAATATTATATTCATGGTATCAAATATACAGAAAAACAATGGAAAGAAGCTAAACGTAATCGCACTGGTTTACCTTTCTATAAACAATCTGGAATGAACGTAAGAAACTAAAATATGGCACGTATAGGATTTTGTGGTACCACATCATGTGGGAAAACTACTTTAGTAAATGCATTGTCTGTTCTCCCTCAATTTGAAAATTATCATATTGCTACAGAACGCTCAAAATATTTAAGGGATTTAGGTATTCCATTGAATACTGATTCTACATTAAAAGGACAAATTATATTTTTAGCAGAACGTGCCTCTGAATTAATTTATAAAAATTTAATTACAGATAGAACAGTAATTGATGTAATAGCTTTCACATCAGTGGCTAAATCCATTGATTATTTTCAAGGTGTTGATTTTAATTGTTTGGCAAAAAATTTGATTGAAGAATATGATTATATATTTTATGTTAGTCCTGAAGGAGTTGAAATTGAGGATAATTCTGTAAGAACAACTGATGCTCAATATAGGAAATTAATTGATGAGGTAATTCAAAAAATACTAATTGAGAATGAAACTTACATCAATAACCTAATTAAAATTCCTCCATTTTTGACAACAGAACAAAGAGTACAATTTGTACTAAAAAGTCTTTAGGTTTTAACATATTTATAACAAATAATAAACTATGAAACAATCAGAATTACGTCAGATAATTAAAGAAGAAATCTTTAAAGCAGTAAATGAAAGTCCAAATATAGATATAATTAATAGAAGTCTTAATATCTTAGATAAAGCAGCAGATGCTGTTATTAAAAACCCTACAGGTAATATTACTGAATTTGCTAATACAGTAAAAAAATATACTGCTGATATACGAAAGTCATTATAAATTTTATTATACATTTAAAAAGAAAGACTTGGAAATCCAATCCTTCTTTCGTATATTTACCATGTAATAAGAAAAACAGTTATGACAAACAAATTGACTTGGAACGAAATTTTTAATGAAGACTCAAATGAAGTGGTATATACCACAGGAAGAGAATTTGAAGCTGTCATTTATAAAGAAAAAGATTCACCTATGTGGTCTCTTAAATATACTGATTTTTGGACAGCAAAAAACATAGGGGGGTGTCCTGTTACAGTAAAAAATATTAATGTGTTTTATTTAAAAACATTTGCTCAAAGTGTATTTGAAACTTATCAAAAAAATACAAACTAAAAGTAGTTATGACAAAAAAACAATACCATCAATCCATTAACAAAGAATTTTATTCTTATGTAGAAACCAATTTTCCTGAATACCAAATAGACCACAGTGAAGGTTATGGTAGGATATATTTGATTCCCGTCAATGAAAATGGAGTAGATGGTGTTATTGAATATCACCAATCCGAACATACTCTGTGTTGTTTTAATTGGTCACATCAAAAAACAAAAAATGATATTGAAAAAATGACTCAATTTATTGAAAATCAAATTATTCCTAAAGTTGATAAACTTTTTCAAAATTCATAATATTTATTATTAAATAAATTATGGATAATAAAGATATAAATTTTTGGAAAAAACTAGTAGGATATATAACTCACCCATCAGTAAAATCAGCATGGGTTAAGTTTTATAAAAAAGAAATTGATTTACCCCAACTTAAAAATATCCTTTTAAAATTAGGTTCCAATATATTGGATGATAATTATAAAAAATATATAAAAGGGTTACCAAACGGTATAATGTATCCTGAATCTAGTGGTTCATCTTTATCTAGTTTTTATGATTTTGATATTCAAGATATCACTGGATTAGAAGATGATGAATTTAAACCCCTATACGATAAAGTAGAAACATCCCGAAGTGAAATCATATCTAGAGTAAATTCTCTTAATGAAAAGAAAACCATGAAAAAATCTCAATTAAAAAAAGAAATTAAAGACTACATTTACGAAATTTTATCTGAGGCAGATTTAGACCCTAAAGGTGGTTCAGTAGTAATGTCTAAACAATCTAACCCAACAGATATTAAAAAATATACTGAAAAAGGTATTGATGTGCAATTGAAAGAAGAAGATTCATCTCCTGATGATGAAACTATAGATAAACAAGCCAAAGCAGCAGCTAAAAAAGAAAAAATCCAAGGTCCTTCCAAATTCAAATTTACCAATACAGAATTTGAAGATTTTAAAACTAAACTTAAAAATTTAGTAATTAAAATTAAAAATATGGAAAAAGGAGCAGAACGTGATAAAAAAATGGCTGCCTTAAAACAATTCATTAAAAAACCTGAATTAGTAAAAGCATTTAAAGAAAGAGATGTTAAAATTGATACTGGTGGATTAGTTGGAGAAAGTAAAAGAGATTACCCATTTTATAATACCGTAAAAAGGGGTGATAAAGTAAAATATGTAGGTCCTGAAAAAAATGGATTTAAAAAAGGCGAAACATATGAAGTAGATCATGTTAAATCTAGCTCAACTTTCCAAAAAACAGTTGTTTTAAAGGATGGTAAGAGAAAAATAATTGTTAAAGGAACTAATTCGATCCAACCCTTAGATTAAAATTTTTTAAATATATTAAAAACAAAAAGCTCGGATAAAACCGGGCTTTTTTTATTTTACATATATTTATAGATATATGAAAAATAAATTTCCATACATCTTAATAACTATACTAGCCTTTATAATAGGTTACTTATCAAATTGTTGTAATCCTGCAATCCCAACCCCATTACCATCACCTAAGTCAGATACTGTTTTTATTGAAAAACATAATTGGGATACTTTTGTTAAAAAAGAAATAATTTATAAACCAAAATGGAAACCAGTTTATATACATGATACTATTTTAGATAGTATTCCTATATATGTTGATAGATTAGTTATATTAACACAAGATTCTATAGTTGTCAAAAATGATTCAACTGATATAAAAGTAACATACAACATTTACAGTGAAAATCCCCTAATAAAAATAGAAAAAACTCTAGACTATAAAATCAGATACAAAGAAATTGAAACAATTATAACAAATCAAATTATTAGAAAACATGCTTTGTATGTTGGTCCTTCATTAGGAATTATCCCTAATTCAAGTTATGTTGCTTTTAATGGTTTATATGAAAAAAATGGTAAAACCATATATAAGTTAGGATTAGGATTAAATACTAATTTTAAACCTGTATTAAATACAGGAATTTACTGGCAAATATTAAAATAACATGAGCCAAGATATTAAAGAAATAATAAGACAAGAATACATTACTTGTGCAAATGATCCTTCTCATTTTATGCGTAAGTATTGTACTATACAACATCCTCAACGAGGAAGAATAAATTTTAATTTATATCCATTCCAAGATAAAGTATTATATTTATGGAGGGATAATCCATATTCAATAGTACTGAAATCTCGACAATTAGGAATTTCTACATTGGCCGCTGGTTATGCTTTGTGGTTAATGTTATTCCATAAAGATAAAAACGTACTTTGTATAGCAACCAAGCAAGAAACAGCCAAAAACATGGTAACTAAAGTTAAATTCATGTTTGAAAACTTACCTTCTTGGCTTAAAATAGGTTTTGAAGAAAACAATAAATTAACTCTAAGATTAAGTAATGGTTCACAAATAAAGGCAACATCAGCCAATTCAGATGCAGGTCGTTCAGAAGCAGTATCTTTATTGATTGTGGATGAGGCCGCTTTTATTGAAGGAATTAATGATATATGGGCTTCTGCTCAACAGACTTTAGCATGTATAGAAGAAAATAGTATTATTACTACACCGAACGGTCTGTATAGAATAAAAGATCTTATTTCAAATCCTGATGAGGGTTTTAATAATTTAAATATTTCTGTTTTTGATAGAAATAATGAAATCCAACAAACATCTCATTTTTATAAATCCCCATTATCTATTACTTATAAAATTAGATTTAAAGATGGAAATTATATAATAACAACCAAAGAACACCCATTATTAAATGATAATGAAACATGGATACAATCTCAAAATCTTAAAATAGGAGATAAAATAAAGTGTTATTATAATCATAATGTTTTTGGTAATCGAATTAACTATTCCGAATTTAAATATGATAGTTATAATTTAAAACCATGGTCCCTAAATAATATAGATATGGCTTATTTAATAGGGTTATGGGTTGCGGAGGGTTCATATAGAAAAAATGGTATTAGTATAGCTAATGGGGATAAAGAAATAACTAATTGGTTAGAATCTATTGGATTTACTTATAGTGGAAGAGTTAATTATTCATTAAGTAGAGCATATGTTTATAATATGTTTAAAAACTTTATGAAACTCCCATCTGGAGCTTCTAATAAAAATGTACCATCTAAAATATTATCTTCTTCCAAAGAAGAACAAATAGCCTTCCTTCAGGGATGTTTTGATGGAGATGGTTCATCTCATTCTAAAGGAATATCATATTGTTCTATTTCTGAACAACTAGTTCATGATATTCATATAATGCTTCTTAATTTTGGAATAAAATCTACCATTAGAGAAGTTTTTTGGAAAAAAAATAAATTAGTATCAAATAATTCTTCTGGATATAGATTAGATATAAATAAAGAAAATAGTATTAAATTTTATAATATTATAGGATTTAGATTAAAAAGAAAACAAAATAATATAAATAAAATAAAAAATATAAAAAACTGGGGGGGGATTGATATTAATATTGATAAAGAACTAATTATTAATTTAATTAAAAAAAGCAACCATTCTATATCAGGATGGAATAAAAAATATACTAATATCGAAGGATTTTTATGGAGAAAAAATAAAAATTTATCTAAACAAGCTATTGAGGATTTACTTAAAAATACAGATACAACTCTTCCCGAATACAAAATATTATTAGATTCATATAACTTATTAGAAAAAACATATTATAATGAAATAATTTCTATTGAAGAATATGAAAACATAATAACATATGATTTAAAAGTACCTATAAATACTTCTTTTTTAGCAAATAATTTAGTTAATCATAATACTGGTGGGGGAGCTATAGTCCTTTCAACACCTTTTGGTACAGGTAACTGGTTTCATAAAACATGGGTGGCTGCAGAATCTCAAGAAAATTATTTCTTACCAATTAAATTACCTTGGTATGTTCATCCAGAAAGAAATGAGGAATGGAGAAGAAAACAAGATGAATTACTAGGTGACCCAAGAATGGCAGCACAAGAATGTGATTGTGACTTCTCAACATCAGGGGATGTAGTGTTTTATCCAGAATGGATTGAATTTATTAAATCAACCACTATTCAAGAGCCTGTTGAAAGAAGAGGTACTGACCAAAATTTATGGATATGGGAACCAGCAGATTATTCTAGAGAATATATGTTAATAGCTGATGTTGCTCGTGGAGATGGAAAAGACTTTTCAGCGGCCCATGTTATTGACATAGCAACAAACACCCAAGTAGCAGAATATAGAGGTCAACTACCTCCAAAAGAATTTGGATATTTCCTAGTAGGTTTAGCATCAGAATACAATAATGCATTGTTGGTTGTGGAAAATGCTTCCATAGGTTGGTCTACTTTAGATGCTATATTTGAAAGAGGCTACAGAAATGTTTACCATTCCCCAAAATCAGATCAACTAACTGCTGAATCATATTTAAAGGTATGGGAAGGCTCATCTGATTTAACTCCTGGATTTACTATGTCTTTAAGAACAAGACCATTAGTAATAAATAAATTTAGAGAATATGTGGGAGACCGCTCAGTAACAATACGTTCAAAACGATTATTGGAGGAAATGAAGGTATTTATTTGGAAAAATGGAAGACCAGAAGCCCAAACAGGATATAATGATGATTTATTAATGAGTTTTGGTATAGGAATGTATTTAAGAGATACTTCTTTAAAATTTCAACAGCAAAGCCTAGATTATTCTAGAGCTACTCTTGGAAATATGAAAAAAGTTTCATATAATGGTGGATACAATCCAAATCAAGTAAAAAATCCATATCAAATTGAAACAAAATATGGGACAGAAGATTTTAGTTGGATTTTAAAATAATTCAATATTTATAACAAAACAAATGGCAGATACCAAATTATTTACTAGACTACAAAGATTATTTTCTACAGACGTTATCTTAAGAAATCAAGGTGGAAACCAACTTAAGGTAATGGATGTGGATTCTATACAAAGATCAGGAGACATAGCCACCAATTCTCTTGTAGACAGGTATAATAGATTATATTCACCAGCCACAACATCATTATTAGGTTCTCAATTAAATGTCAATTGGCAATATTTAAGAACCATGGTTTATTCAGACTATGATAATATGGATTATGATGCCATTGTAGCATCTGCCTTAGATATTATTTCTGATGAATCTACATTAAAAAATGATTTAGGGGAAGTACTTCATATTAAATCAAGTGATGAAGATGTTCAACAAATTTTATATAATTTATTTTATGATGTATTAAATATTGAATTTAATTTATGGTCTTGGATAAGGCAAATGTGTAAATATGGTGATTTTTTTCTTAAATTAGAAATTGCCGAAAAGTTTGGTGTATTTAATGTTATCCCATACACAGCTTATCATATTGAAAGACAAGAAAATTATGACAAAGAACACCCCAATGCTGTAAGATTTAAATATTCACCTGAAGGTATATATGCTGGAGGTTCTGGATATTATGGCTCCCCTAATATAGGAACATTCGATAACCAACCAGGTATATATTTTGATAATTATGAAATAGCTCACTTTAGATTATTAACAGATGTTAATTATTTACCTTATGGTAGAAGTTATTTAGAACCAGCCCGCCGTATATTCAAACAATATGTGTTGATGGAGGATGCTATGTTAATTCATAGAATTTCCCGTTCACCAGATAGACGTATTTTTTATATTAATGTAGGTTCTATACCTCCTAATGAAGTAGAAAACTTTATGCAGAAAACTATTTCTACAATGAAGCGCACTCCTTTAATAGATAATCAAACAGGTGAATATAATTTAAAATATAATATGCAAAATCTATTGGAAGATTTTTATATTCCAATTAGAGGAAATGATACAACAACCAAAATTGAAACTACTCCTGGATTAGCTTATGATGGTATTCAAGATGTTACCTATCTAATAGATAAACTATTTGCTGCTCTTAAAGTACCTAAAGCATTTATGGGTTATGAAAAGGATTTAACAGGAAAGTGCATAAGCCCTGATACTGAAATTCCGTTATTAGATGGAAGAACATTAACAGTAAAAGAATTAATAGATGAGTTTAATGAAGGAATAAAAAATTATGTTTACTCATTAGATGAAACCACAAATAACATAGTACCAGGAGAAATTGAATGGGCAGGATTTACAAGACTAAACACTCAGGTTGTTAGAGTTTGGTTAGATAATGAAAAATATATTGACTGTACTCCTGACCATAAATTCCTAACCAGAGATGGAATGTGGAAGGAAGCCCAAGATTTAGTAGAAAATGAATCATTAATGCCTTTATACTTGAGAAAATCTACTCAAAATAAAATTAATGGATATAATGAAGTATATAATCCATCTACTGAAAAATATGAATTTGTTCATAGATTAGTAGCTAATCATTTTAACTTAAAACAACCAGGAAAAGTAATACATCATAAAGATTGTAACAAACTAAACAACAACCCAGAAAATTTAGATTGTAATATGAATTTCTGGGAACATAGACAATGGCATATAAATAATGCTATGTTATGCCATACTGAAGAAGCTAATTTGAAAAGAAAAGAAACATGGTCAAAATTATCTCAAACCCCCAAATATAGGGAATCACAAAAAGAAACATGGAAAAATAATTCCAAAAATCTAGTAGACTGGATTAAAGAAAACGGAGCTTCTAGAAAAAACTTTAGAAAAAACCCTAAAGGAATATGTTCTGGATGTAAAGAAGAATTTGATAAAACATCACTATCTCCACAACAACAAAATAATATATATTGTTCTAAAGAATGTAGAAATAAATTTTGGAAAGGTAAATCAAATAATATTAGTTTAAATGAATTAATAGATAAAGCTTCTTCTTGTAAAAATTTTAAAGAATTAATGAATGCTTTAGATATTAAAGATCACTCAACTCTTAATAAAATATTTAAAAAATATAATATAGTAAAAGAAGATTTTATAATAGAAAATATGCCTCTATCTCATAGTAATGCATATTTTATGAATCAATTTCCAAAAACCAACAATTTCTATAATAAGGGAGAATATAAAAACCATAAAGTAATAAAAATTGAATGGTTAGAAACCAAAATAGATACATGTGATTTAACAATATCTAAATACCATAATTTTGGAACAGAAGCAGGAGTAATAATTCACAATAGTACTTTAGCAGCAGAAGATATTAGATTTGCTCGTACAATCGATAGAATTCAACGCATAACTTTATCAGAATTATATAAAATTGCTTTAGTACATTTATATTCTCAAGGATATAAAGGAGAAGCATTAACTAATTTTGAATTAAGTTTAACTACTCCTTCCATTATTTATGACCAAGAAAAAATTGCCTTATTACAACAAAAGGTAGATTTGGCCAAATCAATTATGGAATCTAAATTATTACCCACTGATTGGATTTATGATAATATTTTCCACTTTAGTGAAGATGAATATGATGAATATAGAGATTTAATTGTTGAAGACCAAAAACGCACATTCAGATATAAACAATTGGAGGAAGAAGGAAATGACCCAAAAATTACAGGTAAATCCTATGGTACACCACATGATTTAGCATCTTTATATGGTAAAGGAAGAATGTATTCTGAACCAGATAATGTACCTGTTGGATATGGAAATGATTTAAATATGGGTCGTCCTAAAGAAAAATCAACCAACAGAAATACTCAACAAAGTCCATTTGGTAAAGATAGATTAGGAAATAAAGGAATGAAAAAAGATGATAATGAATCTGATTCAATTAAGCCACAATATAAAGGGAATTCTCCTTTAGCATTGGAAGCTAAACAAGTTTACCTAAAAAATAAAAGTTTAATTGAAAGTTTAGGTCAAAAAGGAGAAGATTTATTAAATGAAAATAAATTGAAAGAATAATCTTTTTTACATATTTATAACCAAATAATACATGAATATTCATCATTCAAAGTATAAAAATACTGGAATTCTTTTTGAGTTACTTGTTAGACAAATAACAGCTGATACTCTATCCGGTAAAGAATCTAAGGCAACTAACATTTTAAAAAAATATTTCTTTAAAACCGAATTAGGTAAGGAATATAAACTTTATGAGGCTTTAACTAAGCATAAAAACTTAACAGAAGGAAAAGCAGAAATAGTAATAAATTCTGTTGTTGAATCTTCCAAAAGTTTAAATAGAGGAGTTTTAAAAAGACAAAAATATAATTTAATTAAAGAAATTTCTGAACATTATAATTTAGAAAATTTTTTTAAAACAAAATTACCGCATTACAAAACTTATGCTGCATTATATACACTTATAGAAATATATAACAGCGAAAATTTATCAACACCGGACCAAATAATATCCAATAAAATATCTATTTTAGAAAGTTTAACAACCAAATCAATAGATAAACAAAAAGTTGAAGATGAATTACTTAATGAATTTAAATCATATGATAAAGATTTACGTATTCTAACGTACAAAGTAATGTTAGAAAAATTCAATGGTAAATATGCATCATTAAATAACAATCAGAAATTAGTATTAAAAGAATTCATTAATTCAGTTGACTCAACCCCTAAATTAAGAGAATTTTATAATAATAAAATAGTTGAAATAAAAGAACAACTAAATACGTTATCTAAAAAAGTAGATGATAAATCTATTAAAATTAAACTTAATGAAATTAACAAATCAATAAACCAATTAAATAAAACTTCAAAAATTGGAAATGATAATTTAGTTAATTTATTACAATACTATGAACTTTTAGAAGAATTAAATAGAATTCATGGCAAAGTTTAAATATAAAATACCTGAGGCAAAAATAGGAGATATTAGTTCCAAAAAAGGTGTAAAAACTACTGTAACTAATATAGAACCAGATACCGGAGCCATAACTTGGAAGGTTGAAGATACTCCTGATTTTGAAAGTGTTTTCAATGTTTTTAAAAAAACTAAAGATTTCCTGACTACTTTATCTAAAAACCCAACCACATCCTCTGATCCCGTAATACAATCAACACAAAAACAAATAACATCTTTATTTAATAAATTTCGTACACATTTTAGAAAAACATACCCTGAAGAATACTCAAAATTTACCAACATTATGGCAGAAATATCTTCAATAGGGTCAAATTCTGGCTTTGTTTCTGGGGGAGAAGGAGAAAATCATACAGGACCTTCCCCAAGAAAATCAACATATGGGGCTTATACACAAGTTGGTTTTAAAAAAGTTCCTCAATACAAATACAAGTTAAAAGAAGACAATACAGATGTTGAAACATTTTTAAAAGATACAAGTATAAATAATCCTGCTAGAAAAAAATTCATAGCAAGCAGAATATTGGGATTTGATGAAATACAAAGAAAATTAAACCAATTAATTCCTTTACTCCAACAAGCCAAACATAAAACTCTAGATTATTATAGACAAAATCCAGAATCATATAATGTAGTATATGGAACTGATTTAGCTAATGATTATTTAAATGATTTATTAGAACTATTTAAAGACTAAAAATTTAATATTTATAACAAATGGAAAAAACTTTACAACAACAATATAATCTTATCAAAGAAGGAAAAATAAGCAAAGATGACTTTTTAAAAAGTGCTCGTCGTGTATTTCCTGAATATATTTCTCCTTTAACCAATTATGCTGATGCTGTTACTATTTTAAAAGGCAAAAGTATTTTATCTGAAAATATGGATGGTATTGTAACTGATAAAAAAGATTGGTTCAAAACATTTAAACAAAACCTTCAAGAGGCCGTTGGTGTTAAAGACAAAGAAGAGTATGGTGACCAAAACACTTTTAAAGCAAGTAAAGAAACCATAGAAACTCTTAAAAAAGCAAATTTTGATAATGCCAATCCTGAAAACATAGACAATGTTTATGGTCAATCCTTTTTATTAGGATTTTTGGCTGAAATGGATGATCCTAAAAATAAAAATAAAACAGTTGATGAAGTTAAAAAGATTGTTGCAAAAAATATGGCTAAGGATATTAATTATTATTCCAAAAATGCTATGTTTAGTGTAAAAGGTATAAAAGGTCAACAACTGGAAAAGCCTAAAGAACCAAAAGGTAAACATAAATCGAGTGGTTATGGTGATATGCCTAAAATAGTTAAAGAAAATAAAGAAACAAAACCAGTAGGTCCTATGGTTAAACCTGAAGAATTTCAAGTAGGAGATAAAGTTGAATATAAAGGAATGAATCATGAAATTACTCGTATAATTGATGATAGAATTTATATTAAAAGTTTAAAATATGGTGGAAGACCTGATACTTGGGTTAAAGCAGTTGACCTAAAAAAAATAGTTAAAGAATCCCAAGAGTCTCAATACAAAGTAGGAGATAAAGTTGAATTCAAAGATGGAGAAGTTTGGGTAGTAGCAAAACCTGGAGTTAAAGGAAATAAGGTTTTTATGAAACCATCCAATGAAAAGGCCAAAGAAAATAACATAAGTATGGCCATAGAGTTTACTTTTGATTACATAAAAAAGAATTCTAAATCATCTTTAAAAGAAAACCAAAGTAAATCATATATGATATCAAAATCAGGTTCTAAATCTAATCCAACTTATGTCTTAGAAAAACCAGATGGTTCAGAACAATTAGATATGTTTTTTGATAGTGAACAAGACGCTAAAGAATATGCTAGAAAAAAAGGATTAAAAATAGTATCTTCAACAAAAGAATCTAAATTACGTTCTTTAATTAGTCAAATTATTAAAGAAGAATTAAATGAGATTTCTTGGGGTCCTAATGATGCTGACTTTAAAGAAGAAGAATGGAGAAATAGAAATATGGAAGGAGACTTTGAATATTTAGGAGATGCTACCGCAGAAGCACAAAGAATAAGCAGTAAAGAAGGTGTGGTTCAACATGTAATTGAATTGCCTGATGGTTCATATACAATATCTGATTGGTATGATAAATATAAAACTGTTGCTTCTTTTGAAAATGGAATTGAATTATAAATAACATGAAACAACTATTAATAGAATCTCCTATATTATTTACTCCTTTATATCAAAACATAGTTGAGGCCATAGAAGGTTCAAACAATGGTAATATTCTGTTAAGAAATGTTTTAGTAATTACTGCCGAAAACGAAAATGGAAACGGTAGAGTTTATCCTATAGAACTTTGGGAAAGAGAAGTAACAAAATTCCAACAAAAAATTAAACAAAGCACAACAGAATGTGTTGGCGAATTGGATCATCCTGATTCACAAATAATTAATTTAAGAAACGGTTCTCATATAATTAGAAAAATGGAATGGGAAGGCAAAAAAGTTTTAGCTGATATTGAAATTCTTTGTGACCAAGGCTCTAAAGGAAATGAAGCAGGAAGAATATTAGGTTCTTACCTAAGAAACAACCTAGCAATAGGTTTTAGTACTAGAGGAATGGGGTCTCTAAAACAAAAGGGAAATGTAATGGAAGTACAAGATGATTTTGATTTCCTTACAATAGATGCTGTATCTAATCCTTCAAATCACGGTTCATGGGGAAGAATAAATGAATCTATCTCAAAACAAAACACCAATAAATACACTAAAATCAACTCCATAATCACAGAAATACTTTGTGCTAATGGAACTTGTCCAATATTTTAAAAAACTTAACCTCTCCTTGGATAGCTTCCTTGGACCGACCCTTCTTCAAAAGAGAAGGGTTTCTTTTTGCGACTTTTCTAAAAATTTACATACGTATACATGATAATATACGATTTTCTTATATCGTATTAATTTTTTAATATTATATTACGCTTTGACGTTCTGTCAAAATTAAGCGTACTTCCAAAACAATTATTTGAGGACAAAAAACAAAAATGACAAACAGGGACTTACTTAAAGAAGCCATTGCCGATGCCAAAGCTGTTAAAGAAACAGCCATTGCCAATGCAAAAGCTGCTTTAGAGGAAGCTTTCACTCCCCGTATGAAAGAAATACTATCAGCAAAACTTTCAGAAATGGATGAAAACTATGATCTAGAAGAAGCCGAAATGGACGAAGAAATTGAGGAAGGTTACAACATGGATGAAGAAATCAATCTTGATGAATTAATGGACGAAGAAATGGACATGGATGAATCAATGGATGAAGCAGACACTATGGATGAAATTAACCTTGATGAACTTCTAAAAGAACTAGACGAAATGGATGAAAACATTAATCTAACTGATTTTCCTGATGGAGAAGAAGAACACGGCAACATTGCTGGTGACTTATTTGAAGCAGAAGAAGATGAAGAGGGTGATGATGAATCTATGAGTCTAGAGGACATGACCGAAGAGGATTTAAAATCTTTCATTGAAGATGTAATCGCTGACATGGTATCATCAGGTGAATTAGAAGCTGGTGAATCTGAAGAAGATGAAGAAATGGATATGGAAGATGAAGAAAGTGATGAGGAAGTTGACTTAGATGAATTAATGAATGAAGTAAAGAAAGAAAAAGATGTAGAAGAAGCTAAGAGTGAAGTTAAAAAATTAAAAAAAGAACTTAATGAAGCCTATTTTACTATTAAATCTATTCAATCTGAATTAAATGAAGTTAATTTATTTAACGCAAAATTACTTTACACTAACAAAATCTTCAAATCTAAAAATTTGACTGAAAGTCAAAAAATGAAAGTATTGGCTAATTTTGATAAAGCCACAAGTGTTAAAGAAGCTAAATTAGTATATGGAGCTTTAATAGAAGGACTTAAAGAAAAGAAATCCCCTATTAAAGAATCTTTATTAAGAAGTAGTGCCTCTAAAACATTAACTGGCAATAACGAAAAGAAACCAATTCTTGAAGTAAACAATCAATACAAAAGATGGCAAGAACTTGCTGGAATTAAACCATTAAACAAATAAAAACAAACAATGTCACACGTACAACAACTATTAGAAAGCGCAGCTGGGTCTTGGAAGTCACTTCAAAGTGATGCTGCCAAATTAGCTAACAAATGGATAAAAACCGGTTTGTTAGAAGGATTGAATGACATTGACAAGAATAACATGTCAATGCTCCTTGAAAACCAAGCAAAACAATTAGTGGTTGAAGCTAACCAAATCTCTTCAAACTCTGCATTCCTATCAGGTGGTCAGGGTGAAAACTGGGCTGGTATTGCTTTGCCTCTAGTTAGAAAAGTGTTTGGTACTATCGTAGCCAAAGAATTCGTTTCTGTACAACCTATGAACATGCCTTCTGGTCTAGTGTTCTTCTTAGATTTCCAGTATGGAGATTCAAAGAATCCTTTCACCGCAGGTTCTTCACTTTATGGTAACAGAAACACCGCCTCACAATTCCCATTTGCTACTCCTGCAGCAGAAGGTGGTTTATATGGTGGTCCTTCAGGTAGATTTACTTACGCAACCAACAATTTCTCTGGTTCAGCCACTATCACTACTGCATCAATTTTTTCTGCATCTTTCCAAGATGTAAACTTTGATTCTGATTACTCGGCTTCAATAGCTGCTGGAACTATTAAAGAAATTATCTTCCCTTCAGCATCAGTTAACCTACCTGCTTTTGATATGGAGGCAGTAAGAGGTTTCATCATAACTTCTGGTTCAACTATTGCTTTAGCTGATAACTTCCAACAATTCACTACTTTCAATTTCACTAACAATACCATTACTTTCTTAGTAAGTGCTTCTACTGCAGAAATTGCAAATAGTGGTACTTATGTAGTAACTTACCAAAAGGCGGGTTCAACAGATGGTTCAAACGTATTCTCTGGTGGTAATAACTTCAGTGGATCTGGTAGAGGTGATTTTGAAGCTTCAGGTGCATTCTCTGTACCTAACTCAGCTAGTACTTCTCAAATTGTGATTCCTGAAATCAACGTTAGAATGCAATCACAACCCATTACAGCTAAAACTAAAAAGTTAAAAGCAGTATGGACTCCTGAATTTGCACAAGATTTAGCAGCTTATCAAAACATTGACGCTGAAGCCGAATTAACTAACATCATGAGCGAATATGTTTCAATGGAAATTGATTTGGAAGTTCTTGATATGTTAATTGAAGATGCAGCAGCAGGTACTGAATACTGGTCAGCAGTTTCTAACCAAGTAATTGCAACCAATGGTACTTTTAGTACTTCTTCATACTACAACACTCAAGGTCAATGGTTCCAAACTTTAGGTACTAAGATCCAAAAGTTAAGTAACAAAATCCACCAGTTAACTCTACGTGGAGGTGCTAATTTCTTAGTAACTTCTCCTACAGTTGCAACTATCATCGAATCTATCCCTGGATTTGCTTCTACTAACAATGGTGAAGCCGACCAAATGGAATATGCTTTCGGTGTACAGAAAGTTGGTTCAGTAAACAGTCGTTATAAAGTTTACAAGAATCCTTACTTAACTGAAAACTTAATTCTGTTAGGTTATAAAGGTTCACAGTTCTTGGAAACTGGTGCTGTATTTGCCCCTTATATTCCGTTGATCATGACTCCTCTTGTGTACGACCCTGATACCTTTACTCCTAGAAAAGGTCTATTAACTCGTTACGCTAAGAAGATGTTAAGACCTGAATTCTATGCTAAGATTTATGTTAATGGTTTAAACACCATCTAATATAAATTAGACTCAATGTAAAAAAGAGGGCACCAATTTGGTGCCCTTTTTCTTTTCCATTATATTTATATTCGATACGTTAAATCTTTGTTAGGATGAAAAAAAAATACAATAAAAAAGTAACTCAATATTCTTTAGAAGGAAAAATATTAAATATTTTTAATAATGCTACCGAAGCATCTAGTATAATAAATTATGATTCAATAATAAGTTGCTGTATAGGAAAATACAAAACAGCAGGAGGATATGTATGGAGATTTGAAGGTGATGATTTTAATATAAAAAATAACAAAAATAAATCTAATACATTTAAATGCAAAATATGTAATTCAGATGAAACTGTAAGAACAATGGCCCTTCATTTAAAATGGGTTCATAATTCCAATACAGATGAATATGTAAAAAAATATGGTGAATTTAGACCTAAAAAATTAGAAAATATAAAAAAACAAATTATTTCTAATATAAAATGTGAATTATGTGATGAAAAACTTAATAGTAACCAACACTTAATGTATCATTTATCTAAATTTCATCCTGAAGTTAATAAAAGTGATTATATAATCAAGAATTTTTTAAATAATGAAACTCCTTTATGTAAATGTGGATGTGGTAATCCAGTTTCTATTTTGGAAAACGGAAAAAACTGTGATTTAAATAAAGAAACATATCATAGAGACTATATAAAAGGTCATTGGGATTGGGAAGTATTTTCTAATATAGGAAAACAATCTAAAGAAGAAATAGAATTAGTAGATTTCATAAAAACTATATATGATGGTGATGTAATAACCAATGCTAGAAATATAATTCCTAAAGGGGAAGTTGATATATATTTACCCAATTTAAAATTAGGAATAGAATATAATGGATTATATTGGCATTCAGAAAAAAATAATAAATTAAATGATTACCATTTAAATAAAACAAAAAAAGCAACTCAAGAAGGAATAAGACTAATTCATATATTTTCAGATGAATGGATAAATAAAAAAGAAATAGTTAAAAATAAATTAAATACTATAATAAATAAATCTAAACCACATAGAATATATGCCAGAAATTGTGTTGTTAAAGAAATAAACTCTCAAATAAAAAATGAATTTTTAAATCAACATCATATACAAGGTGAGGATAGAAGTTCAATAAAATTAGGCCTCTATCATAAAGAAGAACTAATAGCAGTAATGACTTTTTCCTACCCAAGAATATCATTAGGTGGTAATCCATTAGATAAAACATCCTATGAACTATCCAGATTTGCTTCTAAAACTTACATATGTGGAGGTTCAAATAAATTAATAAAATTTTTTGTAAAAAAATACAAACCAAAAACTATATATTCTTATTCAGATAATAGATGGACTGATCCTTATAATAATATGTATTTAAAATTAGGATTTGAAATTGAAAAACAATCATCTCCAAATTATTTTTATACCAAAGATTATATCAATAGATTACATAGATATAATTTTAATAAACAAAGATTAAAAAAAATGGGAGCTGATACTAAGAATAAAACAGAATATGAAATTATGAAAGAAATGGGTTATACAAAGATATGGGATTGTGGCACAACAAAATACTCTATTTCTTTTTTGTAAGAAATATTATAATTTTTTGTACTTTAATATAGGGTTATTATATTTATAGGAAACAAAACTATAAATAAAAATTTATGAAAGAAACACCATCACAATTACCTATTCCAAGTTATGTTTTAAATTTTCCGTTTACATTATCAACAGAAAATCCTAATAACGTACGGATGAATGAATTATCTCCTGAAGATTTACAAATTAATAAACCTAAAGCTTATAAACAGTTTATGGATTTATATAATTTTATGGCTGGAGGAGCATTAGTTTATTTATTACCTTCCTATGGAAACTATCAAGACCAAACTTATGTGGCCAATGTTGGTATTTACTTACCACATATAAAAAACAAAAATGAAATTATTTTGTCCAATTTTGCCTCTGAACCAAGACAAGGAGAAGAAAAAGTAGCTCAACCATTTTTTAAAATGATGAATTACAATACCACTATTTGTCCTTAC